ATGCCATGAACTCCTGACGGAAACTAAATGCAGACATAGACTTCTTAGCCGCTTCAATCTCTTCAGGGTCTAGCAGTGGATTATCATAGCTTGTAAAGTGATAACCTACAAAGGTCTCATCCTCTGCTACACAAGCGTAGTTATATAAGTCATAGAAGTGATTACGTCCCATTGGCGTACCAATGAATAATGCATCTCCCTTCTGGTCAGCTAGTGCAGGTCTAAGGATTTGTTCCCAGACCTCTGGCTTCATATCTGCATACTCATCCATAACGAGGAACTTAAGACTGACACCACGCATGGTTTCTGGTCTATCTGCACCCTTAAGTGCTATGGTTGCCCCGTTGACTAGCTTTATTTGTAAGTTATTAACATGACTAGAGGCTATGACGGGATTGCCTATCTCCATCAATACCTGCCACATAATGTCCCTAGCCTGACCCTGTGTAGGTGCAACGTAGAAGACGTGACCCTTATCAGACTGTAAAGCCCTGATGATTAACATCCATGCGGCTAGACGGGACTTGCCTGTACGCCTACCTGCGGCTATGACCTTGAATCTAGTTGTGTCCTCAAAGACTTCCTGTTGCCACGGTAGCAACGATACATTAAGTTCTGTAGTCATTAAGGATTAAAGTTATCTAGTTGTGCGTTGTCAGGGTGTAATTCAAAAGTGATGATGTAGGAAAAAACACTTCCCGCATCAGTTATACACTTTAGTTTATCGTCTTCTCTCAGTACCATATTAATATCGTTTAATACATACGTATCGGCATGAGGAAAGTCTTTATCAAAAAATAAATAAATATCGTGAGTAGCGTCATGTCCGTGTTCCCACCATAAACTTGCATCGCTATTATCATTAGCACCTGTATGGTTTGTGACCAATACGTTTGTAATAATAATCTTTTGTTGTTTAGGAACAGTTATGATAGTAGTTTCTGTGTTTGCTGTCGGGTGTACACCTACACTAAACTTATTCATATTAGTAAGTCCACATTACATAAGGGGTTGTATCGTCAGGACTGCGGATGTCAACATGGACGAAGCCACGAGCAACTCCCACGCCTGTGAATCCAAGCGCGATAGCCTTCTCAACGATACGAAACCGTTGGTAACCATTAGTGACTTTAATATCCGCGGCAATGCCTTGTGCATGAGTTCCTGTTCCTGGTTTTGCTTTCTTAGCTTCAATGGGGTGTGTTTTATCTCTATATCCTGACGTAATTACAAAGGGGAAACCACAGGCTTCTCTTAGCTTATCTAGTTTCTCAATAAACTTATCTTCAATCTCGTTGTTGCCTGTATACTGACAAGCGAACTCGTCTCTATCAAAGTACTTAGCCATCTATGATTTCTCCATCGTCTATGACATCCTCTGCATTACCTGACACCACTGTAGTCTCTGCTCCTCCAACTCCAGTAATGTTTATCTGTATCGCTGACTTACCCGCGCCCTTAATGACATCATTCTCAAATACAGCTGTGGGTAATATCCTATCCATGACTAACTTCCATGCCGCGGCTTGATTCTTATGGTCATCGTTAAGTGCCGCATCGAATATCGAGTCTAGGACTTTACGAGACTTAGGGGATGACAACATCCTGCCCTTGTACTCGTTGATGATAGCCGCATCACCCTTCGGGCGACCCCTTGACAAACCAGTAGTGCCTTTTTTTCTTGACACCATGTCTGATTTCTTAGGTCTGCCCCTTCTCCTTTTCGGAGTAGCTGTATCATTTCCCATTGTATTCTCCTTAAGTTATCTTAAGTATACTTAGGGACGCGTTTAGTATTTAACTTTAAAGAATAATCATTAAAGTATAATATCTAAGACTACTTAAGTATCCTTAAGGCTTTAAATTAATCTATACTATAAGTATATTATAGCATATTTATAACTAAATGTCAAGTACTTTATTAGCTTATTTAGACCCGCGAGCCAACTTTTTAGTTCCATAACTAATAGTAATTAAATTGTCCCTTTGTATTAATATTTGTCATACTTAAGTACCCGTCACAATACCTAAGTAAAACAATAACTTAGGGGATAAACTTAGATTAATTCTTTTTATTGAATATTGGCTTTTTTAGTATACAGGTGGATACCGTAACAATCTCAAGCATACCCAAGCCCCCCCGCCCCCTTAAGCATATCCACAAGTAGAACACAAGGATTAGGGGTGACTGGAATCCTTAAGGCAGTCACAAGGAATCCTGGATGGGTGAACGTGAGTATGCTAAAGGATACCTATAGACCATACCTAGAGACCTACCATAGAACAACACCAGTAATCCAATAACATTTACTTATATTGTCATGCTTATGTTATGCACTCAGGTTATATATCCCTACAAGCTAATATAATGCGTTCTAAGCGCGGTTATGGTTAGCCTATATAATGGCATAGGGTATAGGCTTAATCGCGGGGATTCTCTGAAAGCCTTGCTATCACTGGGCTAGAGCCTAGCGTATCCAGGTATAACATAGGTTATAACATTTAGTTATGACAATCTTAATCTATATGCAAAAAAGTTATTGGTAATATGTTTATACTTCTATATGATGTAAGTATCAATTAATTAACTATATAGGTGTACATATGAAAAAGGCTTACTTACATAATATCAAATACGCTATCAATAAAGGTTTCCGTTTGGTTATTCGTGACGGGGAAGATGGCGAGCTATTAACCAAGACCTACGGCTACAAGGAAGCTAAGGAAGCTATTGAGTCAGTAGATTTTACGTATATTAAATGGCAGAGACCTACCACCGAAACCGAACAGGAAGAAACTGGACACCTGTTCAAAACCTTAGCAGTCTTTGCGGTTATATTGGATTATGACCAAGAGCCTGACGAAACTATCAGCGATTATGGTGTTAATGAATATAGCGAGGCATGGTATCATGCTTATGAGATGGATTGCTATCAAGGCAGACAATACGAGCAATAAGTAAATATATATAGCCCATTGACTTAACCAGTGGGCTAACTTATATTTATTTAAACATTAACTTTAAACAGGTGATTTATTATGGAAATTTCAAACTTTGATAACTTTGCTTATTGCGAAACTGTAGGGCTAGCTAAGTGCTTTACCGCGCTAGGTACATTACTAGGTCATTATTTAATTGACGTTGAAGCAGTAGGATTCAATGATAACAGTGGTTATGTTTACATTGCGCTAGATAATGGCATTAGTATTTGTTCGCTAGTGGGTGACGAGGTTGAATATCTAGCAACATGCTCTGAGAATGGTGACGAATTTTTCTACGACACGTACCAGGATTGTCTAGATAAACAGAATGAATTGAACATAGCGTACAATCAGGCTAGTTAATTTATCGCGCCTATTGTCCACCAGTAGGCGTCATTGAATTAATTAAACTTTAATACAGGTGATAACATGAAAATTAAAGCAGAGCATTTTGAACATTTACAGGCTGAGATTGAAAAAGCATTGGTTAAATATCCCAACGTAGTCAATGAATATGAAACAGGACAATTCCCACGCTCAGAAAAAGTAAAGGATTTACAGACTAGGTTTAATAATGATATGAAGTTTGGCGCGGGGTTGAATAGGTTTATTTGTGATACACTGTATCCATATTTAAATGATACGCACATTAACACCGCATTAAATAAAATATGCCCAAAGGTTGAGCGTAAGTTTTAGTAAGCACCATAGAACGCACTGTATTCCATTGTAGGGCGTTTTCTAGTGTTTATTAGTAGGTATGTATAGGTTAGCCGTAAAATGGCTTAGAACGGCTTAGAATTAATTTAAAATAAAATGGAATAAAATTACGTTTCAATTGTTTACTATATACAATCAATAAAATTAATGGTGAATAAACAGTGAATATTAAAACAGTGCAAAAATGGTTAGGTAAGCGGAGACTGGATAAAGTAGAGAATATATTTGTCTCCGAGTGGATTGATGGCATAGGGATTGAGATATTCCTTAAAGAGGGCTATATAGTCGGGAGTGGTCATAACAACACTGTTATTGATTACATTAAACAAGATGATGAAACTTGGCAGGATATTAAAAGTAATATATTATATGAATTTAACTTGATAGAAGAGGTGTAATATGAATTATACAGCAGAACGATACTTAGCATTAAAACAGTTTGAACGGGAGCAGAAACGCGATAAGATTCGCGCGCTATTGTGGAATGTGTCAATAGGTAGCATTTATGCTATGGTGGTTATTCAAGTATTTACAGGGGTTATATCATGAATTATTCAGAGTATAGAAAAAAGCTAAGAATGCTATCAGCTAAGTACAATGAAGCCTACAAGCGATACGGGTGGGGTGCTGATACTACTAGAAAGCTGAGACAACAGAAAATAGACTTGAGAGCGAAATACGCGATACATAGTTTTGACTATGCGGTAGAGACTTTAACCAGTAAAGGGGTGTTGTAATGTTTTATACAATATGGGTAGGAGGTGTAGAGGTAAACTCTCACCTAACGAATAGAGAAGAAGCCTACAGGATAGCCAGTAACTGGCGTAATGATGGCTATACTGATGTAATAGTGGAGAGGTACAAGCCCTATGAGTACCATTCTTAAACTATGGCGTATATGGGTCAAAGCACTGGGAGAAAAGTCTGGTGCTACAGACCGCGAGGCTGATTACATTGCCATTGTGCGTAGTGTAATTGTAGGGTTGAATTTTATTACCTGTTTGTTTATCATAGCAGGTGTCATACATAATTGGTGAGGTGTAATATGGAAAATTTAAAAGTAGATTTAGCATTCATTTGGAATGAAGCAGAGGAATTGTCGTGTTCTCTTAGAGAGCTAACCGATGATGAATTAATAGATTGTCGTAGTGCTTTATTAGATAGAGTTAAAGCGATTATGACGCTGACAGAGGGGGCGGTAGAATGAATAAAAACGAGCATTGGGTTAAAACGGGATACATTGACAATGGTATTGTCCTGTCACATGATGGGACATTTAAAGTACCGTTAAACAAATTTGAGCATTTTATCCCTAATCCCTATGACGGGATATATACAGACAATGACGGGTTAAAATATGGCTATATAATAAATATGGCTGATTGTAAAGATAGTATTCAGATAGTACACTTTGATTATATGGAGAGTTTACATGACTAGACCACAATTAAGCCATCATGCTTGGCTTGAGGCTGAGAAGACTCAGGAGATACCAGTACCACTAATAAGGTATGGAGATAAACAGGCAGTCGCTGATGAGTATCATGTAGAAATATGGGGTGCTGATGATAATGGCGATAAGTATACGGCTAATCTAGCTATCATTGAAGACGGGAAAATAGTTGACTACGTTTATGGGCATAGGTATACTGATGCTGATTTTATAGAGTGGACACTCATACCTATGAAGTTGAGTGATTATTTAAGATTTTCAAGTTGGGATAAACAGGAGACAAAACAATGAGTAAAGATTATCAGGAACAAGCGCATCTTGAAGATGTAGCAGATGCAAGGTACAATATGTACCAGTACTTTAAAGAGTTAACAAGCTATGAGCGCGGGGAATACGATTGCATACATGGATACCCTGCATTAGAAGAGGAAGACAATGACTATTACGATGGTTATGGTCGAGCCTATGAATACTTACAGATGAAAGGAGCAAATAGCAATGGGTAATGATTATTGCAGGATAGAAGACGATAGCAGTTACGACTATAGTGACTATGACGAAGGCAAAGGATACTATGAACCATACAAGGAGAAAGATGAACCAGACTATGACCCAATAGAACAACCAGAGATGGCAGAGAGACTTAAAGAAGTTAAACAAAGAAGAGGTATAACAGATGATTAACGCAATAGTGTTTAATAAACTATTTACAGTGGAACTAAGGAATGGCGTAGGTATAGACTTGGAGTTTGTTGATAGTCGCCCTGTATGGACATACAACAGCGAAACAGAAGAGCATAGTACAATGCCCTTTGAGGGAGTAGTAGTCCTGTTACCATTCCTAGTGATTACCTACGGAAGACCATACAAGGAAATTGAAGATGAGTAGATGCAAAGCCTGTGACGTTATACTGACTGAGGCTGAACTTAGGAAGCGTGACAGAGTGACAGACGAACATCTGGATTTATGTGCAGTTTGTCAATCAGCTTCAGACGAAGCTATAGAGGAGAACTGGGCGACAGCAGAGGAACGTGATATAATTAGGAGTAATAATTAGCTTATGGGTACTGGGGGAGGTTTCTCTAGTATTACTACATTACCAGTACCTAATTCAAATTGACTATAAAGGAGTTGCAATCGGTAAACAAACATGATATACTATACATATGTACTTTAGTTTATAACCTTTAAAGATATATTCTAAAGTATACTTAAGTAATCTTTAATTAATTAACAAAGGTAAATTACTATGGCAGTATTAGAAGGAAATGTAGCGTTCGCAAACCTTGACGAACACGAAGAATATCAGGGTCAATCAACTGGTAAGTATTCACTGGTCTTATCCTTAGAACCAGAAGATGCAGATAAACTAGCCAGTAAGGGTGTCAAACTCCGAGAGTACGAAGGTACAGCACAACGCAAGTTTAGTACCAAGTACGAAGTACCAATGTTTGATGCAGAAGGTAATGAGTTTAATGGTCGATTGACCAGAGGCTCAAAGGTACGAGTTAAGTACGCGGAAGGGAAACCTCACCCAGTACATGGAACGTCTACCTACTTGTCAGCTATTAAGGTTGTTGAACTCGCAGAGCCTGTGGAAGGTGGCGGGGACTTCTAATGACTGACTCGCATTTTGTTAAACATGAGCCATGCCCATCGTGTGGCTCTAAGAACAATCTCGCGAGGTACTCCGATGGTCATGCCGTCTGCTTTACAGGCGGTTGTGACCACTACGAGAGAGGCAACGGAGAGGTTGTGGAAAGTAAACCTAAAGCGAACAGGAAACTAGAGATGACAGGAGTAGTAGCGTCAATACCCGACAGACGTATATCAGAGGCAACGTGTAAGAAGTTTGGCGTTACAGTTGAGTACGACACAGAGGGTAAGATAAGCAAGCATCACTACCCATACTTTGACAAGGACACAGGCGCACAGACAGGGAACAAGTCACGCATAGTAAGCAGTAAATCATTCTATGCAAGCGGTACGTTTGATAACGTAGGTCTGTTTGGTCAGCAAGCGTTTAAAGGTGGTGGTAAATACATAACAGTAGTAGAGGGAGAAGCTGATGCCCTGGCGGTATCGGAAATGTTTGATGGTAAATGGGCTGTAGTGTCAATACGCTCAGGCGCATCAGGCGCAGTGAAGGACATCAAGCAGAACTTGGAATGGCTTGAATCATTCGAGAACGTAGTCATCTGTTTCGACAGTGACAATGCGGGTCAGGAAGCATCTCGTGCGGTGTTAGATTTATTTACACCCAACAAAGCGAAGAACGTAAAGTTACCTGTAAAGGACGCAGGTGAAATGCTGAAGGAACGCAACGTGCAAGGGTTCATCAGGGAATGGTGGAACGCTAAGACGTATCAACCAGATGGTATCATCGCAGGACTAGATACTTGGGAGTCCATCGTAGCACAGGAAGACGTTAAGTCCATTCCGTATCCGTGGACTTGCTTGAATGAGATGACCTATGGTTTCAGGGAGAAGGAACTAGTAACAATAACCAGTGGTTCTGGTATGGGTAAGTCACAGATTGTCAGAGAGTTGGAACACTACTTACTAGGTGCAACAGATGACAACATTGGCATACTCGCGTTGGAAGAAGACATACCTAAGACTGCTCTAGGGATTATGAGCATCGAGGCAAACCAGACTCTACATCTGAGCCGCGAGTTTAGCAGGGAAGACAAAAAGGTATTCTGGGACAACACGTTAGGTACAGGACGTATCTATATGTTTGACCACTGGGGTTCTACCAATGAGGATAACTTACTAAGTCGCATTAGGTATATGGCGAAAGGTCTTGATTGTAAATGGATTATTCTTGACCACTTGAGTATCGTTGTGTCAGACCAAGAGAATGGTGATGAACGTAAAGCCATTGACAGCATCATGACTAAGCTACGACAGTTGGTTCAGGAGACAGGTGTTGGTTTGTTCTTGGTGTCACATCTACGTAGACCATCAGGGAAGGCTCATGAAGATGGTGGACAGATTAGCTTGGCTGAGTTACGAGGTTCAGCGGCAATCGCACAGCTATCGGACATGGTGATTGGTTTAGAACGTGACCAACAGAACACAGATGCACAGGTAAGGAACACCACTACAGTACGGATACTTAAGAACCGATACGCAGGACTTACAGGGGCGGCTTGCTACCTCTACTACGACAAAGATACTGGGCGTATGATTGAAACAACTTGTCCAGTTAACGATGATAATCAGGAGTTCTAAGTGAAACAGGTTGTTTTTGATATAGAAGCCAACGGACTAAAGCCTACAAAGGTTTGGGTAATCGTTGCTTGTGACCTATCAAACCAAGAGACAGTTACGTTCTCAGGTGATACGTTGCAGGACTTCAATGCTTATATCAAAGATGCTGAGGTCATTGGTCACAACATCATTGGCTATGACGTACCAGTTCTTGAACGATTGTTAGGTACAGACTTTAGTAGTTGTAAGATTACAGATACATTAGTATTGTCACGACTCACTGACCCATCACGGGAAGGTGGTCATTCATTGGACAGTTGGGGACAGCGTTTAGGTTTCCCGAAAGGAGAACATAATGATTGGGACACATTTTCTCAGGATATGGTGGACTACTGTAAGCAAGATGTGCTTGTTAATGTCAAAGTGTACAACGCGTTACGAAGTGTACTGGCAGGTTTCGGAAGCGAAAGCATTAGCCTTGAGCATCAAGTACAAAGCATTATTACAAAGCAAACAGACAACGGTTGGTTACTAGACCAAGAACACGCTTTCATACTGCTTGCACAACTTAAGGAAAAGAAGTACGACCTTGAAGATAAGGTACATGAAACATTTAAACCATTACCTACATTCATCAAGGAGATAACACCTAAGTACAAGAAGGACGGCACGATGTCCGTAGTTGGTCTTAAGTTTCTAGGAGACCAGTGGGAGAACTATACAGCACCATTCAGCCGTATTGATTACCCTGCATTTAACTTAGGTTCACGTCAGCAGATAGGCAGATACTTGCAGTACTTTGGTTGGAAGCCAGAGAAGTTTACAGAGAAGGGACACGTTATTGTAGACGAAGCCATACTATCTAAGGTCACTGGTATACCCGAAGCTAATATGATTGCTGAATACCTAATGGTTCAGAAGCGTATTGCACAGGTACAGAGTTGGCTAGATGCTGTCGAAGATGATGGACGAGTGCATGGCTATGTTAATGCTAATGGTGCTGTAACGGGACGTATGACACACTCTAGTCCCAATGTAGCACAAGTGCCAAGCTCAAGCGCACCCTATGGCAAAGACTGTAGAGCCTGTTGGACAGTACCCAAAGGCTACAAGGTTGTCGGTATGGATGCATCAGGGCTTGAGTTACGTATGCTTGCACATTATATGAACGATGAGGGATATACAAATGAAATACTCACTGGAGACATTCATACAGCAAACCAACTTGCTAGTGGTGTTGACACACGAAGTCAAGCAAAGACTTTCATCTATGCGTTCCTCTATGGAGCAGGGGATGCAAAAATCGGAAGTATCGTTGGAGGAACTGCTAGAGATGGTAAGCGACTTAAAGAGAAGTTCCTATCAAACACGCCATCTCTTAAAGACCTACGAGAAAGAGTTAGCGTGGCATCTGGAAGAGGTTATGTTCACGGACTGGATAGGAGACGAGTCGCAGTACGCTCAGAACACTCAGCACTAAACACGTTACTGCAATCGGCAGGTGCTATCGTTATGAAGAAGGCGTTATGTTTGCTAGACGAATACGCTAGTGCTTGGAAAATTGACTACAAATTTATAGGTAATATACATGATGAAATTCAAACAGAAGTTAGAGCAGATGAAGCAGAAGTTTTCGGAAGGCTTGCAGTCTCTTGCGTTGAAGCCGCAGGTACTTATTACAAACTTAATTGCCCTCTTGCAGGGGAGTATCAAGTCGGAGACAACTGGTCGGAAACTCACTAAGGACTGTAACCACTGTGGCGTTGAGTTAGAGAAGGGTGTCAACTGGGCGGTTAGTAGTTCTAAAAAGGGTGATTATATCTGTAAGAAATGTAACTCTAAGAAGACTATTAGAAACATTAATAAACGCAAGAGGAAAGCACAATGAAACCTTGCAAAGCAGATAGAAAGAAGTTTGACCTTGACTTACAGTACGGAGAAGTCAGAGAGGATAAGGTAGCTGAGATGCTACAGGACAAGAAGATTGAAGTTAAATCAGAGAAGGACTTATGGCAGAAGACAGGCAACATCTGCATTGAGTATGAGTCTTGGGGCAAGCCGTCAGGTATTGAGGCTACCGAGTCAGACTACTGGTTTCATAACCTTTGCATCGGTGATGATGAATACTGTACACTAGTGTTCAAGACACCTGTACTGAAGAAGATTGTTAATAAGTTAGATACGTTCAGGAGTGTATCAGGGGGAGACCATAACGCAAGCCGTATGCACTTGGTCAACCTACGTAAGTTATTCTCAAGCGATGTCATTAAGGCATTCAAGGATATAGAAGATGAGTAAAACAATACACACATTAGTAGATGACATATACCGATTGATGGAGACTAAAGAGGCAGAGGAATCCGTAGACGTAGAGGCTGAGATTGAACTGTTCGGTGAGAACATGAAGAGTCTAATGCGTACCGAGTTCGGACGTAAGCGTACAACGGATAGAAGAACATTGCGCCTGTCAAACATTGGTCGTGACGATAGGGTCTTATGGAATGTTGTTAATGGTACTGAGAAGGAAGAGATTAAACCTGCTACCTACATTAAGTTTATGTATGGTCACTTGATTGAAGAGATGCTGTTGTTTATGACACGCATGGCAGGACACGAAGTATCAGACGAGCAACGTGTATGTGAAGTAGAGGGTATCAAGGGACACATGGACTGTAAGATTGACGGGCTTGTAGTGGACGTTAAGTCAGCCAGTTCCTTTGGGTTCAAGAAGTTTAAGGATGGTACACTGGCTATGGACGATGCCTTTGGTTACGTTGACCAGATTAAAGCATACGCCCATGCCTGTGGTGAGACTGAGTTCGGTTGGTTAGCTATGGACAAAGCCAATGGACATCTCGCGGTACTTAAGTACGACCTAGAGGATACCCAAGCCCCTATACACGAACACATCAAGGGAGACATTAGGGAGCGTATTAAGCACGTTAAGGAGATGGTTAAGGGAGATGAGCCTACTGAGTTATGTACCGAGACAGTACCAGATGGTAAGTCAGGTAACAAGAAGCTAGGCATCAAGTGTTCCTACTGTCAGTACAAGAAGCATTGCTACCCAGAACTAAGAGCCTTTGCCTATTCATATGGTCCGAAGTTCCTAAGTGAGGTAGTCAACGAACCTAGAGTACAGGAGATTAACCTTGAGCAAATATAAGCCTAGAAAGACTAGCGGTAAGTTTAGGTCAGCACTGGAGAAGGAGTTTTCAAAGGAGGTTAAACGTAAAGGGTTTGACTACGAGCCATATGGAATGCCTTACACAGTGTTCAGAACTTATATGCCAGACTTTGTACATGAACCAAGTAAGACAGTAGTGGAAGTAAAAGGTTTCTTTCGTGTAGGTGACACCTTGAAATATAAGTCAATTCGTGATACAATATCAGTAGATGGTTACGAATTAGTATTCCTACTATCGAATGAACATAAGAAGGTACGGAAGGGCGGTAAGATTACAATGGGTCAGTGGTGTGAAAAAGAAGGCATGAAACACTACACCCTGAGTACCGCACAGGAACTTGTCAAATACGTTGAAGGAAAAGAATGATGTCACACACATTGGAGGAACTCAAGGAAGCAGTAGCAAGGGACTACGATGCGGTACTGGTTGTCGAAGCATTAGACATCTCAGTTGAGGACTTGCTAGAGGCTTTCGAGGATAGATTAATTAGGAACAGAGACTTATTTACGGAGGATGATTATGAGCATTGATGACGCAACACCTGCTGACTGGGATGCACTACGAGAGAAGCACCCCGCATTGATTAAGAAGTATGAAGACTTCGTGACCAAGAATGAAGATGTGGTCAACAGTCCTCAGCACTATAACTACGGAAAGATAGAATGTATTGAAGCCATCGAAGAGTCTATGACACCAGACGCATTCAAGGGTTATCTCAAGGGCAATACTATGAAGTACCTGTGGCGTTATGAACGCAAGGGTAAAGCAGTAGAGGACTTAGAGAAGGCTCAGTGGTACTTGAATAGACTGATAGAGGAGAACAAATAATGAAAGGACAAACACACGGAGGCAAAGGGTCGGCACAACGACCCGCTGAAGACTCCAAGAAGTTTGCTAGTAATTGGGACGCAATCTTTAACAAAACACAACAGAAACCTAAAGACAATAAGAAGGAACTTAAAAAATGAATCAGTACCAACAGTTTATACATAAGTCCCGTTACGCACGTTGGCTACCAGAGCAAGGTAGACGTGAGACATGGGCAGAGACAGTACAGCGTTACGTAGACTTCTGGGATGGACGTGGTCAGATAAGTAAGGCTGAAGGGAAGAAGCTATACAATGCTATATACAACCTAGAAGTAATGCCCAGTATGCGCTGTATGATGACAGCGGGTGAAGCGTTGGACAAGGACAATGTAGCAGGGTTTAACTGTAGCTACCTACACATCGACTCACCACGTAGCTTTGATGAACTTATGTACGTACTGATGTGTGGTACAGGCGTAGGGTTTAGTGTTGAACGTAACTTCATTACCAAGCTACCTGAAGTTGCTGACTCGTTCCACGGAACTGACACTACGATTGTAGTAGCCGACAGTAAGATTGGTTGGGCTAGTGCATTCCGCGAGTTAATCGCTATGCTGTACGCAGGTAAGACACC